ATTCGTTTTTCTCCTAGTTTTTTTTGCTATCCAATACACCCCCTTTCAAGAGTGTTTCATAAGGGTGCAACCCTCAATCATCAGTTGGAAATTTAAAATGGTATTTCTTCTAAAAGATCTCTTGCAAATTTCTCGTAGGAAATTGTGCAATTCAAGCCATTTATTTGGTTGAAGTTAATTGGCTTTTTTAAATTTAAAGCCTCTTCCTCGTTTCTAAGAAATTCATCCCATTTAATTTGAGATTTAATTTCCTCATGCACTTCATTTTCCATTCCCACATATACGTCCATGTTGCCATCTCCTATGTATAATTATCTAAACAACCACTTGTAAAAGTGCCAAACCCTAGGCGTTCATCACAACCCATGAACGTGCCATTCTTTAAAAAGAACTCGTGTCTCTTAATGCAATCCTTTTTGATTTCCCTCCCAACTACAATATCCTCATATGTGGGGGGCGTATGATCTCGAAGAATTTCACCTATTCTTTCGTATGATTTCCTAACGTCCGAACGCACTCTTGTGTAGTTCGTTAGTCCCTCTTGTCTTAAGAGACGATACTTGGTTGCTACCTTGGTGTAATGTGCGTCAGCTAGATCGTCATGCATCACTGCTTCTACTTGGTAGGATGATGGGGTATCTCCTAGGTCACCATTATTTTTGTAAACCCTTGCACTCTCTGCAACGTAGTCATCTCCCAAACCGTCTACACACTCCCATGTTGTGGGGGTTGATATGTAACAAAGTGAGTATGGGTAACCGTCACCACCGTCTAATCTTATTTGCGTATCCATGTTGCTATCTCCTATTACTAAAATCAAATATCATTTTATCTTCAGCGTAGTCCCATACTTTGCTGAACTTGGTTAACCATTTAATCTGATGTTCTGTAAGGTCTTTGTAATACCCATTACCTTCTAGTTGTTCTCTAGCACAACCTAAGTTTGGTAAGTTTTGGTCGATAATGAAACGTTCGTAAATGTCTATCAATTTATCAAAGCTAATCAATGTATGCCTCCTTGTTTGCTATCACATATTCAAAAAAGAATTTCATAAGGGAGCAACCCTTAATCATCAGTGTGAAATATTACACAGACATTCGAGGGCTTTTTTCCATTGACCCTCCCCTCCGAAACCACTCAAAAATTTGTATGTCTACAAATTACATGGGATCAAAAACGAAAGGGCTTGCCCATATATTTATGTTAACGCACCCAATCCCTACATCCCAAGAAGTACTAGTAGGAGCATTTTTTGTATGTCTCTTGCAGTTTGCATCTGCCGTCCGAATCACCCCATAGGGAAACCCTTACCTCCTAATATCAAATGGTGACAGTGTGGTCAACAACATAAATAACTTATTGACCGTTTAAATCAGCCCTTAATAGAAGTGTATATAGAAGGGTATATATAGATAGAGAGCTAACCCCTCATTATAGTAGTCGAATAAAGAGGGTATTTTGTTGTGATTTAAAGTAAAAAAAGAACATGAGAACAAAAAGAGAACAAACTGCGAATCCAATTTTTATAGGTGCTAGTACCTTAAAGAGGATTCAACCCCTCAGTGACGCTTAAAACGCCTCTCATGCGAGTTCTTGGTTTGTTCTATTCTTTTATTAGATCTGATTGTTTTGTTCTGCTAATATTAAGGGAAAGCTAATAAATACAAGGGTAAGAGATGGGCAAGGATCGATTTGGGTTAACGCTGAAACAAGCTAGTTTTGTCGATGCGTATTTGTACGGTGAAAAAACTAAAGGGAATGCAACGGCATCCTATCGGAAAGCATACGATTGTGAATCGATGGCAGATAGCAGTATTCACGTTGAAGCTTGCAAGCTATTGAGTCACCCAAAGGTCTCCCAAAGGATTGAAGACCTAAGCAAGGAAAAGGAAGAGAAAAATCGGTTGCAAGCAGTCTCGAAGGCTGAAGAGGTTTACAATCTACTTTACTTGGAGGGCACTACTGCAAGTTCAGACTCAGCTAGGGTCTCTGCACTCATAGCTCTTGGGAAGACAATCCCACAGTTCTTTACCCCACAAGTTCAAGAAGTGACCTCGAAGGTTCAGCTATCCAATGCAGAACGAGACCTAGAGCAAGCTATATCCCAAGCCCTCGCAGACGGTACTGTAACTAGCTTACTGAGTACAAAGAATAAACTGTCCCCTAACTTGAGGGACAAGAAGAGTAGCTGATGTTCTCCCTCCAAAAAGACAAGGGGGGACTTAATGAGAGGATCGGAGCATCATGGCCAGGGGGCACACCCCCTTCTCATCGGCAGCCTCACCATTTTCATATACATAGTATTCCATACGAACAATCCTACAGTTTTATCAAAAAAAACGGCCATAACGTCCCTACCCCTAAAATTTATAGGCCAAATTTCCACAAACCACTTTACAAGGTTGATTTGTTTCTGATACCTTTGTTAGTACCCCAATCACCTCATTGGGACGCTAGAGGGAGGAGTTCCTCTCCTCCTAGGTCTCGCTCCTCCCTCGACATAACAAAAAACAGGCAAGCACATGAGCGAAGAAGAAGAAAAAGGTAACAACCTACATCCATCCATCTACCTTGATGGGGAGGATAGGGTTTGTATAAACCACGATGTATTTGTTAAGTGGTTTACATCTATGGTGTCAGATATGGGCACAGATGACTTAGAGGAGCACGAAATACCGTATCATGTGTTTTGCTGTGGGGCAGAGGCAGCTTTAAGATGTCAGCAGATGAAAAAGATACATTAAGTGTTATACTAGAAGATGGTGAGCAAGACCTTGTAGAGTTTTTATGCAAAGGGCGTTTTGATCGTGCGAGAGAGCGAAAAGCCGAGTGGCGAAAAATGGGGAAGGAGAACGATGACAAATACTCCCATGATCGTATTGGGTTATTTGCTGAACTTGCATTTGCGAAACAAACGGATGTTTATCCTTCACAAGTTTTATCCCCCAAAATCAATACCAAGGTCTCAGGACGAGACATGGGTGACACGGTTTACAAAGGACTAAGGTTTGACGTAAAGGCTACGATTCACGACAACGGTGTTTTATGGATTGACAAGATTAACCAAAACATCGACTATTATGTATTCTTTGTGGTGACGAATCAAACTGACAGAGTTGTTTGTAAGCTTAGAGGACTTATAAAAGCTACCGTTCTTCACTCCAAAGGAGCTAGACATAGGAAACAATTTAAGTTTCCTTGTATCTACGCAGAGCAAGAGGAACTAACCCCTTGGTGGGTTTTTGAGAGGAGTTTGGAGGAACGATGAGGTATTTCTCAATATGCAGTGGTATAGAGTGTGCAAGTGTAGCATGGCATCCTCATGGGTTTGAGCCTATGGGGTTTTGCGAAATTGAGCCGTTTAGATCGGCACTATTAGACTATCATTATCCAGAGGTGAAAAATTATGGCGATTTTACGAAGATCCAAAAAGAAGACATCGGGGGAAGTCCAGATGTCCTTGTTGGGGGAACTCCCTGTGCAACATTCTCAATCGCAGGACTTAGGGAAGGACTTTCTTCCGATAGAGGAAACCTCGCACTTGAATTTATACGCTTGGTTAAAAGGCTTAATCCCAGATGGGTGGTTTGGGAAAACGTCCCCGGTGTCTTGTCATCCAACGAAGGAAGAGATTTTGCTTCCTTCCTCACAGGCTTGGCAGAATGCGGGTATGGGTTCTCCTACAGGGTTCTTGACACTCAATATATACGAACACAACGCTTTCCAAGGGCACTCCCCCAAATGCGAAGGCGTGTCTTCGTTGTCGGACATTCTAGAGACTGGAGATGTCCTACCCAAGTATTATTTGACCGAGAGGTGTTGCGTTGGCATTCTCCACCGAGCAGACCGAAAAAACAAAGTATTACCAAAGAAACTCCGTTCAGCTTTAACGGAAGCGATAAAAACTGCCAAAGCGACCTAACAATCATACACGGCAATTTCTCTCGTGTGAACGGAGATGGCTTTAAACCTGACGGAGCAACCTACACCCTTACGGCAACGGAAGTTCCTTCGGTTCATTACCAAGGAGCGTTTGAAGCGAGGTCATTTGATGACGGATGCCCAAACATAAGGGACGAGGACGTAGCTCCTTGCTTAACGGCTAGGGACAGAAAGTCTATGGAGACTTGTGTGGTCTTTGAGCCAAGATCACCAGACGATGGTGCACCTAGGGTTAAGAAGGAGGAGGTATCCCCTACTCTTAATGCTATGACAGGGGGGAACAGACAACCTTGTGTTGGAATAACCTACAATTCACCAGACCAATCCATAGTAAGAAGGTTAACACCTTTGGAGTGCGAAAGACTTCAAGGGTTACCAGACAACTACACCCAGATCCCCTACAGAGGGAAACCCAAGGAAGAGTGTCCTGTGTCAAAACGATATGAAGCCGTTGGGAGGGGTATGTCGATAAACGTGATGGACTTTTTGGGTTCTCAAATAAAGAAAGTGGATGGGTTAACAAGAGATGTTTGATTTTAGCAAAGTAGATGACTTCGACAGTCATATAAACCAATCAATTCCTAATTACACCACACTTGCGAGTGTGTTCCGTTCTATAGCAGAACACTACGCACAACCACATTCTCAGGTGGTGGACTTGGGTTGCTCT